CAAATCCGATTCACCGTACTAAAGACTTCCATTGGAAGATAGGAGCCGGGGATGGGAGACTGGATCCGGCTCCGCAAAATAATTATGGAAGAATTTAAAAAAATATTTACAGGATTAAAGCGTGCTCATGGTTGCACTTTTGTGGACAAGAAAGGTGCAGATGGACTTAAAGTAAAAGGCAAATCTTTTGTTAAAAGAGAGCCCGTCACAGATGAACTTTGGGAAAACCATTTAAACGGTATAGAACCTAGTCTTGGTGTCATACCAATTAACGAAGATAACGAATGTAGATGGGGATGTATTGATGTAGATAAATATACCTTAGATCACAAAGAAATAATAAATAAAATAAATCAATTTGCAATACCACTACACGTCTGTAGATCAAAAAGTGGTGGCGCACATATATTTTTATTTACAACAGACTTTGTACCAGCAAAACTAATGAGAGATAAACTTATGTCCATTAGTGCTATACTTGGGTTTGGTAATGCCGAGGTATTTCCAAAACAAATTGAATTAAAATCGCAAGATGATACAGGAAATTTTTTAAATTTACCATACTTTAATTCTAAAAATACAACAAGATATTGCTTTGATACTATTGGCAAAGCAATTACAATAGATGTTTTTTTAAATGCTGTAGAAGTTAGCTCTCTCACACCAAAAGAATTACAAGACTTACAAATTAAAAGACCGCCATCAGAGTACGATGATGGACCACCTTGTCTTGAATCATTAACAAAAGAAAAATTAGATGACGGTAGAGATAGAGTCATGTTTCAATACAGAGTTTATGCAAAAAAGAAATGGCCAGATAGTTGGACGGATAAGTTAGATGAATTTAATTTTAAACATTTTGTAAATCCATTTAGACATGATGAGATTACAAAATTTAGAAAAGATAACAAAGACTATGGTTTCAAATGCACAGAGGAACCTATGTGTAATCACTGTGATAAACAGTTATGTAAAACTAGAAAGTATGGTATTGGTACACAGAGCATGTTTCCACAACTATCAGACTTACAAATTATAGAACTAGATCCAAAAATTTTTAGATTAAATGTAGATGGTGAGAGAGTGGAATTAAAAGCAGAAGAATTACAAGAGCAAAGACTTTTTGTAAGAGCTTGTATGAATCAAATACACAAATTTCCACCAACTATAAAACCAAAAGATTACAAAGATATGGTTTCTTTGTTAATGTTAAATCCAGAAATTATAGAAGCACCAACAGGCGCATCTAAACTAGAGCAGCTAGCACAACATCTAGAAAACTATTGCACAAGTAGAACAGCAGAGGGATCAACAAAAGAAGACATGGAGTCTGGTAACGTCTGGAACAAAGATGACCATCATCATTTTATCTTTACGCATTTTTATCACAAGTTTTTACATAGACATAAATGGACAGAGAAGTACGACATCACAATACTTTGGCTGTTAGAACACTGTGGATGTGACCACATTAGAATGAACATAGGTAAGAAAAAATTATCTGTAATAAAATTAAAACAGTTTGAAAAGGAACAAATAAAAATTAAAGAAAGAAAATTTAAGAAGGAGGATGCGTTTTGAAAACTATTGTATTGGGTCCACCTGGCACAGGCAAGACCACCACTTTACTTAATGAAGTTGACAAGTATTTAAAACAAACCGATCCCGATAAGATCGGTTATTTTTCTTTTACACAAAAGGCTGCACATGAAGCTAGAGACAGAGCCATGTCTAAGTTTAATTTAAGTGAGGGTGATCTACCTTATTTTAGAACTTTACATTCTTTAGCATTCAGAAGATTAGGTATTAAAAAAGAAAATGTATTACAACGTAGACACTATGAGGATCTAGGTAAGAAGACAGGTTATAGTTTAGATTATAACGAATACGATAACGAACATACAGGACTATTTACAACTAAAAGTGATTTACTACGTATTATACAATTAGCTAAACTACGTGGTATCACACCAGAGCAACAGTATAATTTAAAAGAACACACACAAGACATAGAAATAGGACAACTCAAACAGTTTGTATATGATTTGAATCAGTACAAGAAAGAGTACAACTTAATAGATTTTACAGACATGATTACAGAATTTATTAAATCTGGTAAATCACCAAACTTTGATGTTGTATTTATAGACGAGGCACAAGATCTATCATTATCCCAATGGGATATGGCGAAGTCAATATGGGATAAAACAGGGGATACTTTTATTGCTGGTGATGATGATCAGGCCATATTCAGATGGGCTGGTGCAGATGTAGATAGTTTTATAACACAAACGGGAAAGATAATGCAGTTGACACAGTCATACCGAATACCGCAGGTTGTGCATGATATTGCATCAAGGATAGTAAACAAAATACAAAATAGATTACCAAAAGAATGGAGACCAAAAACGCAAAGAGGTTTACTTTCATATTATGATGACTTTGAACAAGTTAACATGAAACAAGGAAACTGGTTAGTGCTAGCTAGAACTAGATTTATGTTAAATGAATTAGAGGATCAACTGTACTCTCGAGGATTGTATTATGAGAACAAATTTAAAACAAACAAAGAACAAGACTTGTACAAAGCGATAACAGACTGGGAAAATCTACGTAAAGATGTGGATATTAATTATGATCAAGTTGCAAGGATAGCCTCGTACATGACACAAAATCATTTTGAAAAACAATCGTTAAAGTACATGAATAAAGATACAAATTATAAAATGTCTGGACTCATAGAAAGAGGATGGCTGAAAACACATGCAATTTGGTTTGAAGCTTTTGATGATGCGCCTCAGAAAAAAGTAAGGTATATAAGACGTATGAGGGAAAACGGTGAGAAATTAAATTCTGCTCCAAGAATAACTTTATCAACAATACACGGAGTAAAAGGTGGTGAACAAGATAACGTAGTTCTCTTGACAGATCTATCTAGAAACACACAAAGAAACTACGAAAATAATCCTGATGATGAGAATAGATTATTCTACGTTGGAGCAACGAGAACAAAAAATCATTTGCATGTCATCAGACCAAAAGACATTTATAAAGGATATAAAATATGACAGACGTAAATATGTTTGATGATGAAAAACCACAAAACAAACAGGTAGGCGGATCCCACTACATGTACTATGACATACAGCCATATGAATTTATTTCTAAAAACAATCTTTCGTTCTTTCAGGGCTGTGTTGTGAAGTACGTTTGTAGGTACATGCACAAGAACGGAGTTGAAGATCTCGATAAGATAATACACTACTGTGAATTAGAGAAAAAGAAATTACAAGACGCTACACCAGAACAATTAGAAAGTTGGGTAGATGGATTTAAAAAATGGAAGGGGCAAAGTGAAGGTAATATTTAAACCACAAACAGAGTGGCTACCACCGACAGACTTTCCAGACTTATCAAAGTATGATGAGATTGCAATCGACTTAGAAACAAAGGATCCAAATCTAAACGAAAGGTTAGGCTCTGGTTCTGTTATAGGCGCTGGTGATGTGGTTGGTATATCTATAGCAACAAGTGATTGGTGTGCGTATTATCCTTTTGCACATGAGGGTGGTGGTAACATGGATCGTGCTATGGTTTTAAATTGGTTTAAAGATCAAATGAAAACAGAGTCTACAAAAATATTTCATAATGCGATGTATGATGTGTGTTGGTTGAGAAAACTTGGTGTGCAAATTAATGGCAAAATTGTAGATACTATGATAGCTGCCTCTTTGGTAGATGAGAATAGATTTAGATACGATTTAAATAACTGTGGTAGAGATTTTGTAGGTAAAGGTAAAGACGAGACAGCATTATACGAAGCAGCAAAGTCTTGGGGTGTAGATCCTAAAGCAGAAATGTATAAACTACCAGCTATGTACGTTGGAGCTTACGCGGAGCGTGACGCCCAACTCACACTGGAGTTGTGGCAAGAATTAAAAAAAGAAATTTTGCACCAGGACATAGAAAATATATTTGACATGGAGACTAAATTATTTCCTGTCCTTGTTGACATGAGATATCTTGGTGTGCGTGTTGACCAAGAAAGAGCAGCCATTGAAAAGAAAAGAATGGTTGAAGATGAAAAGAGATTGTTAGGTGGCATATATGCAGAGACAGGGATAGATGTACAGTTGTTTGCTGCAAGATCTATTGCAAAGATATTTGATAAGTTAGGATTGCCATACGATAGGACAGCAAAGACACAAGCGCCAAGCTTCACTAAAAATTTTTTATCTAATCATCCACACAAGATTGTGCAAGCGATCGCAAAAGCAAGAGAGATTAACAAAGCACATACAACATTCATCGATACAATATTAAAACATTCTCACAAAGGCAGAATACATGCAGAGATAAATCAATTACGTGGTGATAGTGGTGGCACTGTAACAGGCAGGTTCAGTATGAACAATCCAAACTTACAGCAGATTCCAGCAAGGAACAAGGACCTCGGACCAAGGATCAGAAGTCTTTTTATTCCTGAGGAGAAATGTAAGTGGGGCTGCTTTGATTACAATCAACAAGAGCCAAGACTATTGGTTCACTATGCATCATTACAAGGATTCTTTTCTGTAGAAGATGTCGTTGATGCATATAAAAATGAAAACGCTGACTTCCATCAGATTGTAGCAGATATGGCTGGCATACCCAGAACACAAGCCAAGACAATTAATCTTGGTATGTTTTATGGTATGGGTAAAAATAAACTACAAGCAGAACTTGGTGTAAATAAACTACAAGCCGAAGAGTTATTTAAACAGTATCATGGCAAGGTGCCTTTTGTTAAACAGCTGATGAATGCTGTTATGGATAGAGCACAGAGCGCTGGTAAAGTTAGAACATTACTAGGTAGATTATGCAGGTTTCATTTATGGGAGCCTAATCAATTCGGTATTCATAAGCCACTGCCTCACGATGCAGCACTCGCGGAACACGGACCAGGGATTAGGAGAGCATACACATACAAAGCTTTGAATAGATTAATACAAGGATCCGCAGCAGACATGACTAAAAAAGCTATGATAGATTTACATGCAGAGGGTATCATACCTCATCTACAGGTTCATGATGAGTTGGATATTTCTGTGCAAAGTAAGAAAGAAGCTGATAAGATAAAGGATATCATGGAGTCAACGGTTACACTTGAAGTACCTAACAAAGTAGATTATGAAGAAGGTGCCAACTGGGGCAATATAAAATGAGGATTTATTATGTCATACTTAAATGCAAACATACCACCAGAGTACGCACA